GTCATCCCCAATAGCAGGTGCATTACCTTCTACTGTTACATCTTTAGCTATACTCCAAGAGAATAACCAATGAATACCATTCCATTCAGTATTATCATTATCCCATACAATCCAATCACCTACATGGAATGTCTCCCCATTAATATCACCTGATACACTAACAATATAGAATTGTCCAGTAGTATCTCCATCAGGAGGAAAAGTACCACCACTAGCATCCCATTGACCTACATAAATAAGTCCTGAGGCTACTGTCTTAGCTTTCTCACTCCAATGGTGTGCTGAATAGAAAGTAGTATCATTATATAATATACTATCACTAGACTCATCATAGTAGTAGTCTTTAACAAACACATCCTCAGGTTCATTAGCCCAAGAGTTAGCTGTTAGCTGTTCTGCTTCTGATTGCATCTTCTCTTTATAAGATTTAACTGAATGATGTAAACTTGAGAAGTCTGATGTATCAATAGGAGTATATGTACCATCACCATTAGATTGATAATCTTTTACTAATACATCTTCTGCTTCAGTAGCATATGAGTCTGCTGTTAATACTCTTGATTGGGCATTATAGTAAGTGGCTATATCTGACTCTGTATTAACAAATGTAATACCAGTTAAATGGATAGTATCATCTTGTTTAGCAGGAGTATTTAAAGTAATGTAATGTACTACTCCATTACCATCTGGTGTTCCTTCTGTGTAATCACTAGGAGCAAGTGTAATACCATTTACTACTACATCTACATTCCCTGATGTAAAAGCAATATTAAAAGTATCATCACCATCATTAGCTGTGTATTCTACTTCATTAGTTAAGTTTAAAGGTTTACCTATAATACTGTTCCAATGAATTGTTCTTGTTTGCTTTACATAAGGGTCTGGTGTCATAGAGGATAAGTAAACAAGTAAATCACCTTCTAACCAATCATTCCCATAAATAGGAGCTAGACTATCTTCTGATACAACCCAATACATACCATCTTCTAATGTTCCTGGTTGAGGAGGAGTAAATGTATCTGTATTAGGGTCCCACACACCTGCAATAATTAAGCCATTTGAATAGGCTTCTGATATTACACTCCAATGATATGAACTATAACCAGTTCTAATACCATCATCTACTGGTACATTAAAATTCTCACTAGCCCATTTACTAGCTGAGTCCCTAGCATCAAGAGCTATATCTGCTGATAGACCTGCTTCTATGGCTGAGTTATTTGCCTTATCAGCATTTACATATGAGATAAGAGCATACCTAAAGGCATCTGCAATTTCTCCATACAATAAAGTAGTTCCTAATTCTTCTGCTCTAGTAGCTACTTCTACATATATATTAGTATCAGAAGTTGGGTACTCATAAAACATAATACTATTATCCACAACTTCCCAATTCTCTATTGGGATTAAGTCTCCCATCTTAGGACTATTATCCCCTCTTACCCATAAATTATCTGGGTATCTCCATTCTGTATATGGTCCATTTTCTAAGTGGTCCTGACTACCATCTGATGGTAAGCTATCATCATATTTATAGGCATAAGGTCTTGTGTACTCTTCATTTGCTATGTAGAAGTCCACTATAAACCTATTACTCTTACCATCAGCTACATATTTCTTATAACTAATCATTCTTTATTCTCCTTTATCTTTTACTTCTTTGGTAAAAATATCCCTCTACATTAACAGTAGCTATTTCAAAACCTTCATCTGGCTCATCAGGATTATTCCTAAACTCTATTGTGAGATTTTCATTATTTCCCATAACAGTTACTTTACTATCATTATAATAGTCTCTTGTATAAAACCTAACACTATCATACCAATATAAATCATCTACCCAAGTGTCTTCATCTCTCCATCTAGGTCCATAAAACTCATCAGATACTAACTGTACCTTATCTAATGAATAGATAGTAGTCATATATTTACTAGCTTTATTTATAGTATATTCTATTGTCCTAATTTGGTATCTTCCTCTTACAGTCCCTAGTCCACTTTTATCTTGAATATAGAATTTAGAGAATACAATTACAGATTTATAAGGAATACCTCTTGCTATTGTATTATAATAATCTCTATATTCAACATTCTCAATTAATGGTGGTACATCTAAACTTATTTTAACTAAGTCTCTATCAAAGAATAAAATATATAAATCATTCTTGATTATATGAATACTTAATATATCTTTTAAGAAAGTCCATTTATGAAAAGCTAATTGTAAGTCCTTACCTTCTTTAACAACATTATTAAATACAATAAGTTCTCTAGGTTTACTCTCTTGTGTCATAAATACATAACCTAGAACATCATGTCCTACCATGTGCTTTAATGGTGAAGTAATATATGATGGTAGGTGTAAAGTAATGTTATTAGCATCTGAAACAATAGTATTATCATCAACAATCTTATAAGAATAAATCTGAGATGTATCTCCAATAGTAGTAGTAAAATATACTTTATTTCCTACACTAATTGCTTTAGGAGTAGCATCATAAGTATAACTAGATATAGGAACTATATTAGCTGTATTAGGAGTAAGTGCCCCTTTTAAAGATAGAAGCCCATATTGGGTATCATCTGAGAATAGTATAAGCTGTCCTGATAAATCTACTGCACTTCTTAATATAGAAACATCTGTTGATGCAATAGACAAATCAATAGGGTCATCATCAATAACATCTAATGCTGAACTTACAAAGAAGTTACCAAACTCATTAGTAGATGATAATATTACACTATCTCTAGTTAATAGTCCTAGTCTATTCTTATGGAAGAAGATACTTGTAAGTGGGCTCCCTATAAAACTAGGGTCATCTAAGTCAGTCATTCCTCTAGTTTGTCTTGTACCCCATTTACTTTCTCCATCTAATCCTGAACCATCAATAAGTACACCTTGATAAGTATCAAACTTAAAGCCAGTAGATAGTCTATATAATACATGAGGCATTGTAGAACTATCTAGTGTAGTATATACACCAGGAGCAGGAACTTCTTGCCAAGAGTTTTCTTTATGTTTGTATTGTAAATAGTAATCATCAATATCAGTAGATGTACTACCAGTTACTTGTACTATAAACCCATCTAATCTTGAAGGGAGTTTAGCAGGTAATTCTGAACTATCTCCTACTGTTTTCCATACACCTAATGAGGCATCATTACCAAAAGTATCACCCCATTCAATATCATCTAAACCATAATCAATATTATATGCTACACCTTTAGAACTTAAATTCATACCAGATGTAGTACTATTTTCTGCTATTTTATCAGCTATCTTATAAGAAGAACCTAAATCAGGGTTTGTTTCTCCTGGTCTTGTATCCTCTATACTTTGAACTGAATAGTCATTAATAGTATATGTATATCCCTCTAATCTTGTACCTGAATTACCACTTGTATCTTGATATTGATTAGTAATAACACCAGTAGTCTTCTTAATCCAATAGAAAGCATAATCATAATATCCTTTACTAGGAGCTATAAATGTTTCATCAAATTTAGTAGTTATAGTTTTATTGATTATAAAAGTATGGTCTCCAATAGTTAGAGCCTCAAACTGTTCTCTAGCTTTATATAGTGGGGATATAGTTAAGTAGTCTTGTTTATACTCACTATATAAGTATGTCCCATTAGCATTAAATACACTAATAGTTCCATCACCAGGAATTACTACTATATATTGTTCATTACTTGTACCTCTATCATATGAGTACACAAAAGCATCTGTCATCTTTAGTGGCATATTAGGAGAAGTAAGAACATCTACTGCTCTAGTAGGGTTTCTCCTTAAAACTCCTCTTGCCAAGTTAGGTAAACAGTTCTTCATCTCAGTTACCTGAGAGTCAAATCTCCCTTCTTGAAACTGTTGGGAGACACCTTGATTAATAGCCTTTAATGTTGTATTAATTAGTGCTCCTGGCATTAGCTTCTTCTCCCTTTATTTTTGTATAAATACTTCTTGAGATAACCATTATGTATTCTACTACCTCTAATCAATCCATAATCTTGTGATTGTAATTGAAGTCTTTGTAAATCTACTAAAGAAGATGCTTCATTTAACCTAGTAATCTGAGTTGCTTCTACTGAGCCTATTACTTGTTCTTGAAATACTCTAGTTGCTCTTTCTGCAATGTACTCATATGCTTCTATTGGTAAATCTTCAATAGGGACTAAATATATTAAGTCTGCTGTTAGAGTTTTGTCAATAACATAAGTATGATTTCTTACATCATATATCTTATGATTTTTCATTACATATTGATACTTAAATTCAGTATTACCAAAATCTACTCTAAGCACATTAGGTGGTAATGTAATAAAACCATCTATATCTGGTACTAAATCTATATCATAATCCATATTAAAGAACCAACCTTGTGTCAATACAGCCCTAATAGACTCTCTTACTTTTCTTTTTGCTGTTTCTGCATCTGTACCTAATGGTAGTGTATCTATTACTGTATCATCTTCTAGGGGGGCTTCTCCTATACCTAGTAATACTCTATTAATTAAATCTATTAGTGTCTGTTTTTCCATCTTTGTTTGTTCTCCTTTATAATAATCTCTATTGACACCCCCTAGGGAGTGCCTAAGAGGCTACCTATTAAGGTGCATCTGAGTTGATAACAACCATACCAGTAGGGTTAAGTGCACCCATACCTAAAGCATAGAAGCTTGTTAGTTGCCATCCTAGTCTACGGAAGTCATAATTAGCTTCAGATTGAATATCCATTGCTTTTACAACACCTGCTACATCCTTAGTAAACATAAGAGCAATAAGTTTTGCATTAGTCACTTTATCTAAGTGGTTAGTCCAACCTAGGCTGAAACCTGCAACTTGTCTTACTTTACCAGTATCAATACCACCATTGTTAGAAGTGTAATCTGCATTAGTACCTCTAGTAGATTGAACTACATTGTAGTAATCACCTGGGTCCACAATTACAGAAGGTTCACTAGAAACATTCTTACGGTTTAACTCTGCTCTACCTGCAAAGAGAGCTTCAATGATAGCATCACCTTTCTCTTGTGCTGAACCTGCACCATCATAACCAGTAGCTACAACTGTACTAGCAGGTTCTTGTCCTGGAAGTGGTGTCATAGCAGGAACAGTATTACCTACAAGTTGGAAGATTTCTTTGTCAATTTTAGTTGCAAGAACTTCACCTGATTGGTATGCTAATTCCCCTCTGACTTCATACTGTGCTAGTTTCTCATCAAGAGTATCTAGGAAGTGTGAGTGAACAAATCTATCTGTAACTGTGATAGTTACTTCATCATTTGCTAATACAGAGGAAATTACTTCCTCACCTCTTACATGAGTTTGAATATCAGCCTCATCTGCTTTTCCAGTTACAATGAACTGTGCTGTTTTACCACCTGAGATTTCTCTGTTCTTGATTAAACCAAGTCCAATGTTCTTCTCACGGAAAGCTTTAATAACTTCCCCAGTATATAATTTTAAGGCTGTTGCTCTTGAAGCATCCTTATTTGGTAATGTTGGAACCATACTTGCCAATGTTCTATTCTCCTTGCCCAATGGGACTTATTATCTACTCCTAAAGTAGCTTAGAGCATTCAATATGCCCTCCTCTGTATCTCCTAGTAATCCAATACCATAATTGCATTGTTTACATAATACCCCTCTGAACTCATTAGTATCATGTATATGGTCATAGCATAATTCACTATCTTTACCACAACACTCACATACTACTGAGGTCTCCATACACTCATTGTACTCCTCTAAAGAAATACCATAAGAGTGTTTAACATCTCTTCTTTTTTGTGAGACTGCTTTACAGTCCTTACAAAGAGTTTGCCTATTATAAGGCAACTTAGAGTCTTTAACAAAAAGTACTAAGTCTTCTGTATCAAATGCTTCAAGTCCACATTCTCTACATTTTCTTAAAGGTTGTTTCACCATGGAATAAACTCCCTTTCAATCTAAAAAGCTTTCTGGATTATCTTTCTGTATCTACCATAGTAGTACATCAAGGTCCATAAAAGAACCTACCTGGGAGAGAGTACAGATAGGCTCATTTATGAACCTCACTAGGAGGTCCAAAAGTCTTATTTAGAATATATCAGAGATAGCCATCTTGGCTTCTACTGCTTGTCTAAACTTAGGGTTATTCTGATACTCAGAACTACCTACATCTTTGAAGAACTCTTCTTGTGTAGCATACCCTTTACTAGGTCTTGATTGAGGAGCATTAGTATGAATAGGTCCACTATCCCCACTAGAGTACTCTGAGTGTAGAGTCTTAATTAAGGCTTGTTGGGCTAACTTAGGAGCACTAGCTAAAGTAGCATTAATTTCAGCTACTTCTTCTGGTGTCTTACTTTCTGCTATCCATATACTTAATTCTTTAAAGTCATCTTGAGACATACCAATAGGTTCAAGTAAAGATTTAACTGCTTTCTCTTGTTTCCATTGTCTATACTCAATCTCTTCATCTACTTGTTCTTTTGAAATACCTAACTTTTCTAGTTCTGCATAATCAGCATCATCTAATTTACCTTCTTTAATAAATTTTTCTTCATACTTAGTAGTATCTAAATCTTTAATAGGGTCATTAGGTTTCTCATTAGGTTCCTCTTCTTCTGAGGGTGGGGTCTCTTCCTCCCCTTGAGATACTTGTTCATCACCTCCTTTCTTCATCTTTTCCAGTTCAATATAAGCCTTAGCAATTTCTTCTGCTGTCTTACCTTTGAATTTTTCTGGTAGTTCAAATGTTTCTTGGTCACTAGGTAGAATTACTTCCTCTTCTTGAGGTTCTCCTTCTACAACTTGGGCTACTTCTTCTTCTGTTAATACCTCAGATTGAGGTGCTTCTACTTCTATTTCTGCCATATAGCTCTCTCCTTTTTATTTATGCTTTCTTACCTTTATAGGCATCATACTCTTTATAAGATGCAAAGTCACATCTATACTTTACATCACCTGATACATAATCCTTCTTCTGAATAATTACTGTTTTACTCTTAGGTTCTGCTTCTACTTTCTTCTTAGTTGCCATCTATTATCCTCCTTGTTTTGCTTGGTTTACAGCAACCTCTTTACCTGCTTCTGCTTGTAATTGTTGTTGTTGCATCATTTGTTGTTGTTGCATATCTTGTTCTCTCTGTTCCTTAGACTTAATAATCTCATCTGGTTTCATACCTAATGAAGTTGCTACTGCTGAGAAGTATGCTTCTACATCTAAGTACTGAGCAATAACCTCAGGTCCTAATTGTGCTATTGATTGTAGCATAATATTCAAGTTATTAAAGTCTTTCTCTCTACTAACAGCACTAATACCAGTTGTAATACTTGGTACTGTAACCTTTAAAACTTCAGGATTAAGTTCCTTTAATACAAGATGTACTAATGGAGTTTGAAATTCAGAAGCTAGGATACTAAATGTACCTCCAAGTACACTCTCTAGTTCTGCTACTGTTGCTCTAACCTCTGTTGCTGTTGTTCTTTCTGAGTCTCTAATTTGTCCTCCTAGCATTAGGAAGGCTTTAGATAGTCTCATCTCTAACTGTTGCATTAGAGCTAGAGGGACTTGGAAGTCTGCTGATTTCTGTACTTGTAATACAGTCACCTCTCTATCAAGGTCTCCCATAACAAACTCACCATTCTCTGAATTATTAAGGTCATCTACTTTGAGTGTAGAACCTGGTCTTAAACCAAACTTAACTTGTGCCATAACAGCACTACCTTCTACAATAGTTTGAGTAAGGTCTTCAAGACTTCTTAAGTCTCCTATATATTGTTGTACTAAACCTCTACCATAATTCTCATTATTAACAGAAGTCCATCTAAGAATAATGTAAGGCATATCATCTACACTATACTTCTTCTCAGTACCCTCAATAACTACACCTTTAATCTCTTGCCATACTTGAAACTTGTTATTGTCCTTAGCTATCATAGTATATACATCTACTTGCTTTCTGTCTTTAGAGCTCTCTGCATTATCTACATCCATCTCTTCTACTTCTGCATCTAGTTGTTCTTGTACCTTCTGAGGTAGGGCTGTGAAGTCCATAGTCTCTTTAATACAAGCTGTTAATACATTACCTACATAGTCTCTTTGTACTACATACTGATGAGGATTGAAGACTTTAAAGCTACCATTAGGCACTTTATACAACATAACATTACCAGTAATAATAAGTAGTTTCATAGCCTCATAGATAGGTACTCTCATAGCCTTTACATTTATGTATTCTACTACATCATTCTCTATCTGTGCTAACTCATTTTCTACTTGTTGTAGTTGGTCCTCTTTCATATCTGCTACTAGCTCTCTATCAGGTAATAACCTAAAGAAAGAACCAGTTGGAGGGATAAGAGTTAAGAGTAATTTAGAAGCTAGAGCATTAACAGCACTAGGTCCTACTGAGTTGTAGGGAGTAGGCATAATAGCACTAGGGTCTCTATTGTCATTAGGGAATATGTAAGGTAGTGTTAGTTCACTACAATCTTCCCACTCCTGCTCAAACCCTTCTCTATCTGTCTCATTATAGTCATACCAAGACTTAGCTGTTCCCCACTTCTTGTGTAAGGGGTGTTCTCTTTTACTTGCCATATCTTATTCTCCTAAATCTTTAATCCAGTTGTAGCAGGAGATACACTTGTAGGTGTAGTAGAAGTATCAGATGCTAAAGGTATCTGCAAACCTCTTGTACCTAACTTACTTTTATTTACTGCACTATCTTTTAGTTTAGAGTCATCAAATGTCTCTACTTGTGTATCTAACTTACTACCAACTGATGTTGATGTATTAATTGGTTGAGGCACTACTGGTGCTACTGTTGGTGATTTTCCACTACCCATATCTATTTCTCCTTTAATTCTTTTTCTTCTATATCTAACTTAGTAAGAGATAGGATAAAGTCCACTACTTCCTGCTGTCCAACTAATACACCAAGGTCATAAGAATTAATCTCCTTCTTTGGTAGTTGATTGGGGTATCTCTCCAATATCTTCTGCATCAAGTATGTCATCTCCATCTTCTATCTTCTCCTTTGTTATCTCCATTGTATCTATTTGAGGAAACATAATATCATCAAATAAAAAGCTAGGTGGTCTTGCTCCATCTGGTAGTGTTCCTCTCTCTTTAGAGATTAAGTAAGAACCTACTACACCAAGTATAAACTCCATGTCTGCTTTTCCCTCTGTTAATGAGGCTACATCACCTAGTAGATAACATACCTGAGTAAGTAGTTTTTCAGTCCACTCACCCCTAGTCATATTACCAGGTGTCTCTTCATACTTATAGGTCATCAAACCTAATCCTATATCTTGAACCATCTTTGTTCTCTCCTTTAAATATATTTTAGCTAAAGTATATTATTTAATCCTACACCAGTAGTACACTAACTGTACTAACTCTCACTCTATGGTGTTCTGATGTAGGGAGGGGACTAATATATTTCCCTCTGGTCGTTTGATGTAGACTTCCTACATAGCCCCTTTTCTTACACTTTCCCAATCACCAGTAATTGAACTTTTACCATACTCAGTTACTCTTCCTGAGAACATATTGGTTAATACATCCATTGTCACTTCTTCCATAAATGGTAGAGGATTAGTAGGTATATCCCAATTAGGTTTAAAACCAATAAGTTTAAGTCTCTGGTCTGTAATGTATTTAACATAATCTTTAACTACTTCATTATCCATATGAGGAGGATTAAGTTCATCAATAAGTTTACATTCTTTCTCTACAATATCTCTAGCTGATTGATAAATTCTTCTTTTAATATTGTCATCAAACACATCTTTATTCTCTTCTACAAAGGTTCTGAATAACCAACTATTACCTTGAACATGAGCCTCTTCATCTTTGATACTCCATTCAACAATAGTACATAAACCTTTATACTTGTTCTCAAACTGATAAGCTAGTAGCATAGCAAACTGAGCAAACAAACTTACCCCTTCTGTAAGACTAGCATATACAGCTAACATAAACATAATGTCTTGTCTGTATCTATAAGAGATATACTCTTCAAGAGGCTTGTCTATAAGAGGCTCTATCTGGTAGTAGTCTTTCTCATACTGCTCATACTTCATAACTTGGGACTTCTCTACATAAGCTATCTTATCACTCATAGTAGCATCATCTAAGAACTCAGTATAGAAGCTATCCTCAAAGCCTAGTGTCTCTGTAAATAAGGAGTAAGCACTAATATGTGTATTCTCTCTATCTGCATGACCTCTAAGCATCATAGTAACCTCAGTAGGTTTAAATATTCTCAGTAATACATCATAGCCATGAGCTACCTCAATATCATTCTGAGTAAATAGTCTCATTACTTGTGTAATAAACTCTTGTTCTTCTTCATCTGCCTTATTGAAGTCCTCTACATCTGAGGCAAGAGGGACCTCATCATAGTGCCATACTAACTTATCATGTGTCTCCCAGTAAGTAAATGCTTCTGGGTACTTCATTGGTTTAAACACTCTTCTACTCTCTAATAAACTCATTCTTTACTCTCCTTTCTATGCACAACCTAAACAAGTATCAGTCTCTAAACTCAAGTCATTATTTGATTGTTCTAATTTCTCTCTCTTCACTTCACCTATTGTAGCCCTTTTGAGAGACCTACTTCTAACATAATACAAAGACTTTAGTCCTTTCTTCCAAGCTAGAATATGTAAGTCATATAGAAGCTGTGCATTAATATCTGGTCTTAAGAATAAGTTAGTAGAGATACCTTGGTCTATATGAGGTGTCATAATTGCTACTGCCTCTATGATAGCTCTCTGGTCTATCTCATGTGCTGTCTTAAATACATCTTTCTCATCATCAGTTAAAGAGTCTAGGTCTTGTACTG